TTGTCAATAGATAAATAACATGAATAATATTAAATTTACAAATGAAATTTTAGATCAAATTTACTGCCAATTAGCTTTGGGTAATGGAATTAAAAACATATTAAAAGACTTAAATCTATCATGGGAAGGATTTAGAAAGCTAATGCACAAAAAACCCAAAGTTAGAGAACAATACGAATTAGCCAAACAAGATGGTGTAGATTATTTATTATCAGAAACTGCAACACAATTAAGAGAAGCGATAGAAGATTTCAAAGCAAATGGAAAAGGTGATCTTGCAACAAGCCATTTAATTAAGGAAGCAGTAGCACTAACTAAATGGAAAGCATCTAAATTGTTGCCAAAATACAACGACAATGCACAGAAACTACAACTTTCAAATGCTGATAATAAGCCATTAATTGTTAAATGGTCTAAAGATTAATTTAAATTAATTCAATAAAATCAATATTAATATCCTTGATAGACCTACTATCTCTGAACTTTTACACAAAAAGTTGCCTTCACATTATATAAGCAATTTTTTTTGTAAGTTGTGCCTGTTTTCACTTGTTGCGTTAATATAATTTAATTTATTCGCTTGTAAGTCGCTTCTGATACTAGATCGTTATCACTGCAAACTAGAAAGAGCATAGTTTTTATGGGGGGTTTTGAAAAGGGTGTTCCCTTCTAGGACATTTTGCGTTGCGTATATTACGTTAGGAGGTATATATATCTAAACAAGGAGAGCCGATAATGTTCAAAACAGATAAACCAAAGATTAATGCGTTAGTTGTTATTTCAGAATCAACTAATTCTGTCATAATACATTTTGATGGCTTTAACGATTTAAACGAAGCACATGACTTTAGCGATTACATGATTGAAGAACTAGGAATAAACCCATTGCAATATACTTTGAATAGAACTATTCATTAAGGGGGGTTTTATTTAAAAATGGCAGAAATCACAATTCCATATACACCTAGAAAACTACAAAAATTTTTGCACAATGAGATGCTTAAGCACCGATTCAATGTAGTTGTTGCACATAGGAGGTCTGGCAAGACTGTAATGTGTATTAATCACATGATTAGAGATGCTTTGACCAACCCTAAACCCAATCCAAGATATGCCTTTATTTCTCCAACATTCAAACAAGGTAAATCTACTGCTTGGGATTACATAAAAAATTTCGGCAAGAACATACCATTTGTTAAATTCAATGAATCAGAATTAAGATGCGATTTTCCTAATGGTGCAAGGATTACAATTTTAGGTGCAGAAAACGATCAGGCATTGAGAGGTATATTTTTAGATGGTTGTGTCATGGATGAAACCCAAAGCATATCTCCAACAATATTTCCAGAGATTATCAGACCTGCATTGGCAGACCGAAAGGGATGGTGTATTTTTATTGGCACACCCAAAGGACAAAATTATTTTTACAAATTACACAAAGATGCACAAGAGCAGAAGGATTGGTGGACTGGGGTGTTTAAGGCAAGTGAAACTAACATACTAGATCAAGATGAATTAGACTCTGCTAAACAAATGATGTCAGAAGATTTATACGACCAGGAATTTGAGTGTTCATTTCAAGCTGCAATTACTGGATCATACTATGGAGCAATCATTGAGGAATTAGAAAAGACAAATAAAATTACTGATGTACCTTATGATGAAAATTTAGATGTGGAAACATGGTGGGATTTAGGATTAAAAGACTCTACAGCTATTTGGTTTGTCCAAAGGCATAAAGATGAAATTAGAGTTATTGATTATGAAGAATCATCTGGAGAAGGATTAGATTTCTATGCTGACCTGCTAGACTCCAAACCTTATAAATATGATAGACATATAGCTCCACATGATATAAAAGTTAGGGAATTAGGAGCTTTCGGAAAATCAAGATTAGAATCAGCTCTTGAATTAGGTATATCTTTTGATATAGCTCCAAAACTTTCTATTGAAGATGGGATTGAAGCTGTTAGAAAAGACTTACCTAAATGTTATTTTGATAAAAATAAAACATATCAAGGAGTAGAGGCTTTGAAGGCTTACCAAAAAAAGTGGGATGATAAAAACCAATGTTTTAAAAACAGACCCATTCATAACTTTGCCAGTCATCCAGCAGATGCTTTTAGATATGGTTGTACTTTTGTTGGTGGCAAAATGACTAACTGGAAAGAGCAAATTGATATTAACACAAGTTACATAGTTTAGTATGGCAGATAAAAAAATAGAATTTGATTTAAAATTAAAAAGCCTTCTTGGTAATCACATAGAAAATGCTTTAGGATATTTAGGTGGTAATCTTTCTGAAGGTAGAAAAAAATCTATAGAATATTATTTAGGAGATAAACTTGGAACAGAAATAGATGGTCGTTCACAAGTAGTATCAACTGATGTATCTGATACGATTGAAAGTATCTTACCAAATTTATTAAGAGTATTTACAGCATCCGATAAAGTTGTTAAATGTGAACCTGTAACTGCTGAAGATGTACCTTTAGCTGAACAAGCAACTGCATATTTAAATCATGTATTTTACAAAGACAATGATGGCTTTCAATTATTATATAATTTTTTCAAAGACGCATTGATTGAAAAAAATGGTTTCTTAAAAATTTATTGGGATGAATCTGAAACTGTTGAGTTTGAAACTTATGAGAACTTATCAATGGAAGATAAGGAAGCATTATCTGATACTAAAGATGAAATAGAAATTATTGAAGAAGAAGAATTTGAAGATGAAGATGCTAAAGCAGAATTTGAAAAAGTAATAGAACAATATGAAGCTCAAGGTATGACAGAGCTTTCAGAAATAAAAACTCCTGACTTTGTTTTATATAATTGTAAAATTAAAAGAATTAAAAAAACTGGTAAAATAAAAATTGAATCTGTACCCCCTGAAGAATTTTTAATTGATCGTAATGCTAAAACAATTCAAGAAGCAGATTTCGTTTCTCATAAAGTTTTAATGTCAAGATCAGACTTGGTGGCTATGGGTTATCCAGAAGATGAAGTAAATAAAATCCCTGCATCAAGTGATGATATTTATAATAGCGAAGATATGGTCAGGCAAAGAAATGTAGATGAATATCCTGTAGATAATTATACTCAAGGTCAAAACACAAAAGTTTTAATTTATGAATCTTATGTCAGATATGATGAGGATGAAGATGGTATTGCAGAACTGCGAAAAATAATTTCAGCAGGAGATGATGGTTCTATGGTGTTAGAAAATATGCCATGTGATAATATTCCATTTGTAACAATCACACCTATACCAATGCCACATAGATTTTATGGTAGATCAGTTTCTGAATTAGTTGAAGATATTCAATTAATGAAATCAACTGTAATGCGACAGCTATTAGATAATATGTATCTAACAAATAATAATAGAGTTGCAGTTATGGATGGCATGGTGAACATGGATGATCTATTAACAACTAGACCTGGTGGTGTAGTTAGAACTAAACAACCACCGAATCAAGTGATGCAACCTTTACAAGCTCAACCAATATCTAATCAAGCATTTCCATTATTATCTTATTTAGATACTGTAAGAGAAGCAAGAACAGGTATTACAAAATCAGCACAAGGACTAGATGCAGATACATTAAATTCTAAAACTGCAACTGGTGTAAATGCTTTGATGACACAAACACAAATGCGATCAGAATTGATTGCAAGAATATTTGCTGAAACAGGTGTTAAAGATTTATTTAAAAAAATATTTGAACTTATGGTTAAGTATCAAGACAAACAAAGAGTTGTAATGATTAATAATATGTATGTTCCTGTAAAACCTACAGAATGGAAAGATAGATTTAATATATCAATCGTTGTAGGACTTGGAACAGGTTCTAAAGAACAACAAACAGTTACATTAAATAGTATTTTAGAAAGACAGATACAAGCATTTCAATTACAAGGTGGAAAAGAAATGCCTATGGTTACATTAAAAAATATTTATAATACTTTAACTAAAGTAATTGAGAATGCAGGACTTAAAAATGTAGAAAGCTACTTTGTTGATCCTGATATAGGCAAACAAATGATGCCACCTCCTCAACCACCACCTCTAACTCCTATTGAAAAAATAGAATTTACTAGAATTGATGCAGAGAATAAGAGAAAAATTGCTGATGTTGAATTAAAATACAAAGAGCTACAACAAAAATCAGAAGAAATGGCTTTAGATTTTGAAGCAAAGATAAAAGAAATAGCTTTAAAATATAATACACAACTAGATACTACTAAAATAAAAGCTGATGCAGACCTAGATAAGATTATGATGGCTAATCAATCCAAGATTCTTGAAAAAGCACAACAATCTGCTAATATGTTCAGCAAACAAGTACAAGGACTAGATGAAAATCAAAGACCAGGCAAGGAGATCGGAGGAGATCAGCCGATCCAACCAAGCCAAACAAATACTGGAGAGTAAAATTTTTATAGAGGCTGTTGATTCTCTAAAAAAACTTTACTCTGAAGCACTACTTGAGAAAACTGGTGCTAAAGAAAGTGATACCAGAGAAAAACTTTGGATTGCTTATAATGTTGTTGGAAAAGTAGAACAACATCTTCAGACTGTTATTGAAACAGGGAAACTTGCTTCAAAACAATTAGAAGATTTTAGAAAACAACAAGATAATACAAAATTTTAACCACAATGGTTAGAATAAGCCAAGTCGTAAGACAGCTTAACTATGGAGGACTATATGTCTGACTCAAACCCTTTACTGAATAATAGTTCAGTACAAGGTGCTGCTAAACATATTGAAGGTTTGATGGACACCAAAGGTGTTATCAACAAACCACAAGAAGAAGCAACACCAGTTGAACCGAAAGAAACAGAAGCGAAAGCTGAAGATAATCAAGAAGTTCAACAACAACCTGAAGCTCAACAAGAGGAAACTCAAGAAGCTCCAGCCGAAGAAGAAGCATCAGAAGATGAAAATGCGATTGAAGAACAAACAACCAATCTACACCAAGTTACAGTTAATGGTGAAAAGATTGATGTTGACCTTGAAGAATTAAAAGCAGGTTATCAAAAAGATGCCGACTATAGACGAAAGACTGAAGAAATAGCGATTGAGAAAAGAGAGCTAAAATCTGAAGAAGATCGTCTTAAAAAACAGTATTCAACAAAGATGGATGATTTAAACTCTTTGGTAGTTACTTTGAATGCTGAAATTAACAACGATATGAATTCCAAAGAACTAGATAAACTTTGGGATGAAGATCCAACTGAAGCTGCAAAGATTGATCGTAGAATTCAGAAACGAAAAAATACGATACAAGATGCACAGCAAAAATTGAGAGAGCATCAGCAAACTCAATTTCAGGAAATATTAAGAGAAGAACAAAGAAAACTTCACTTAAGACATCCAGAGATAGCTGACCCAATAAAGGGTGCAACAGTTAAATCAAATATTGTTAGTTATTTAAGTTCTAAAGGATTCTCTAATGAGGATGTTTCAAGAATTTATGACTCAAGAATGTTTGATGTGATTATGGATGGAATGGGTTATAAGAAATCTAAAGAAGTTAAACCTAATTTAGTTTCTAAAAAAATCAGACCATCTGGTAAGTTTGTTAAGTCAGGCACAAAATCTACTAAAGAAGAATTAAACTCTAAATCTAGGTTGAATCAAATTAGAGCGTTGAAAAAGTCAGGAAGTCCAAAAGACGCAACTGATCTTTTGATGCGTTATTTATAAACAATAACCTAAATAAGGAGATAAACAATGGCTGTATATCAAACATACCAAACAGTCGGCATAAGAGAAGATTTGGCAGATATTATTTATTCAATATCACCAACTGAAACACCTTTTATGTCTGGAGTTGCTAAAGAAAAAGCAACACAAACTACTCACCAATGGCAAACAGATGCGTTAGCAGATGTTGCTGCTAACCATGCAGTTGAGGGTGCAACGATTAGTTACCCTACATTGAGTGCAACTACTAAAGAAGAAAACCATACTCAAATTTCTACAAAAGCTGTTCAAGTATCAGGAACAAATGATGCTGTAACTGCTGCTGGTAGAAACAATGAGTTAGCTTATCAAGTAGCAAAATCTGCAAAAGAATTAAAAAGAGATATGGAAACTGCTCTTTTATCTAATGTAGCAAAAGCTGCTGGTAATGCTTCTACTGCTAGAAAACTAGGTGGCTGTCAAACTTGGATTGAAACCAATGTTGATGCAGGTGCTGGTGGTTCTGGTGCTGGAAATGGTGCTGCTAGAACAGATGGAACTCAAAGAGCTTTTACTGAAGATCAGTTAAAAGGTGTATTGAGATCATGCTTTAATGAAGGTGGAAATCCAAACATGATTATGGTTGGTGCTTTCAATAAACAAAAACTATCTGGCTTTACTGGTGGTTCAACTAGATTTGACCAAGCAGAAGATAGAAGATTAGTTACTTCTATTGATGTATATGAGTCAGATTTCGGAACTCTACAAGTTGCTCCAAACCGATTTATCAGAGGTGCAAATGCTACTGCTGCTAAAAAAGGTCAGGATGCTCTTGTATTAGAGATGGACTACTGGGCAGTTGCTTTCTTGAGAGATTTTGCTCTACAAACTCCAGCACAAACTGCTGATGCAGATCAGAGATTTATGTTGGCAGAGTACACTCTTGTGTCAAGAAACGAAAAAGCTAGTGGATTAGTTACAGACTTAACTACTTCATAATACTTAATCTGGTGGGGGAGCAATCCCCCATCAATCAATTAACAATTTTGTTTGGTCTTTGAAGATTTATTTTGAAGTCGGAACGAAGCAAATAAATAGGATAAAAAATGAGAACATTAAACGATTACTTTTTAACTGCTGAAATAGAAGATATTTCAACAGCTTCATCAACTTTTGTTGCTGTACCTGATGGTGGTAAAATAATTAAAATTATTACTGCTTTACAAGGTGCAATTTCTGGTGGCAACGCAGCTATTTCTTTTGAAATAGGTGGTACTGCTGTAACTGGTGGAGGAATCACAGTTGCACACTCTGGTTCTGCTGCTGGTACTGTAGATTCTGCTGAACCTACTGCTGCTAATAGAGTTGAAGAAAATGGAACTATTGAATTAATTACAGATGGTGGTTCTACTGGAGCTAAAAAATTACTTGTGACATTTGTTATAAGAAGATAAATACTAACTGGGGGGATCTTGTCTAGCGATACTTCCCCCCTAAAAAATTAGGAGAAAAAATATGAGTTATAATTATGCTTTAAGACCTGGTACTACACAAAAAATTAATACCAATAATTCTTCAGCAGCATCTAGTGCATTTGGTTCACAAACTGAATATATTAGAATAGTTGGTTCAGCTAATTTCCATTTTGTTTTAGGTGCTTCACCTACTGCAAGTGCAACATCAGCTTTATTACCATCTGGAGAAATAGAAATATTAAAAGTTTCACCTGGCGAAAAGATTGCAGTATTTCATGGTTCATCTACAGATGTCTATGTAACTGAAATGAGTGCGTAGTGGCAAGACAAAAGTTTGTCCACTTTGTTCCAAGAGATAAACCACCTAAAAGACCAGGTGTTCATAAAAAATCTTTGAACAAAAGTGAAAAAAGACAAAAAAAACTAACTAGGTACAAAGGACAAGGAAGATGAGAAAAGATATTACTATTGATGGTTTAAATAAAACTACCTACATGAAAGATGACATGGAAGGTAAAATTGCTGTTAAGGAAGAAGTTAATATTGATCCACATCTTAAACACAATAAAAGATTACTTAATTTAAATGATGGATATTCTAAATCCAGAGATTTAAAGAGAGTGGCTAGTATTCCAACTATTGCTTTATCTGTTTGGGCAAATGAGTATAATGGAAGTAATAATTGGTTTGGACTACCACCAGAAGTACAAAAAAAAATATTAAAGAAAAAACTAAATTCAACAGAGTTTAGATATTTCAAAACAGCAGAAGGTAATATATAATGGCTTTATCTACATACACAGAATTAAAAACATCAATAGCAAATTGGTTAAATAGAACAGATTTAACATCAGAGATAGCCGAAGATTTTATAGTGTTGGCTGAAAAAGATTTCAACTCAAAATTAAGAATAAGAAAAATGAATGCAACAGATGCTTCATTTACTATTAATGCAGAAACAGTTGCACTTCCTACAGGATTTTTACAATTAAGAGATATGTATATTGTAGAAGGTGGAACTAAATATGCTTTAAAATATATTACTCCAGCTCAAATGGATCAAATAAAAGGTAGTTCAACTTCTGGTATGCCAAGCACATTTACAATATTAGGAGATAACTTTAGATTTGCTCCAACACCAGCATCTACATATACAGCAACAATTAATTATTATAAGGAGTTTGATCCTTTATCATCAACTAATACATCAAATTATATTTTATCAAATCATCCTTCAATTTATTTATATGGTGCTTTATATCATGCTGCTAATTTTTTAGGTGGCATTGAACCAAGACAGGTACAACAATGGCAACAACAATATGTAACAGCACTTGAAAGACTTGAGAGAAATGACAGAGAAGATCAATATGGTAATGCACCATTACAACAAAGATCAGATGTAACTGTAGCAAGTTCTTTTAATGATAATTATGTTGCAATAACAAATAATAACCAATAGGAGAATAATGCAAGTACCTTTTGGCGAATGGCTTCCTGACCAACCAGAGCATAATAATCCTGGTGCTAATGTTGCTAACAATGTTTATTTTGCAAGACAATCCTATAAAAGATTTCCATCATTAGTAAGTTATTCATCAAATAATATTGCTGCTGATAGTAGAGGTGCTGGTTCATTTAGAGATAATTCAAATACAGTTTTTAATTTTGTTTCTACAAACACAAATATATATCAATTAGCTGGTGGTACTTTTACTTCAAGAAAAGGAAGTCTTACAGGTTCTAATGATGACTTTTGGACTTTTACACAATTTGGTAATTATATAATTGCAACAAATGGTGTAGATGCTCCACAATATTTTTTAATGGGTACATCAACTAATTTTGCAAATTTATCTACTATTACAACAAGTGGTACTTTACCTAACTTTAGAGTATCAGGAGTTATTAGAGATTTTTTAGTTACAGGAAATCATAGTAACGCATCTAATAGAATACAATGGTCAGGTATCAATGATATTGGAACTTGGTCGCCTGGAACTAAACAATCAGACTTGCAAGACCTACCAGGTTCAGGTGGACAGATTACACACATAACATCAGGAGAGATTGGTTATGTGTTTAGGCAAAATCAAATAGTTCGTATGGACTATGTAGGTGGTGCAACAGTATTTAGATTATCAGTAATATCACCTAACAGAGGTGCAGTATATGGTAGAACAGTTTGTCAAGATAATCGTAGAGTATTCTTTTATGCAGATGATGGTTTCTTTGAAATCAATGGCGATCAAGTTATTTCTATTGGTGCAGAAAAAGTAAATAGATTTTTTGATGTAGATTTAAATAAAGCATTTGCTGATAGAATATGTGCTGCTGTTGATCCATTTAATCAACTTGCTATGTGGTTATATCCTTCAGCTTCTAATACATCTAACACTACAGGTATTTGTGATAAAATATTAATTTATAATTATGCTACACAAAAATGGTCAACTGCTGAAGCTAATGCTAGTACAATATTTTCACAGTTTGTTGGTGCATATACAGTAGAGTTAATGGATATTATATCTCAAAACTTGGATCAAATTAATATTGCTTTAGATACTGACTTTTGGTCTGGAGGACAATTACTATTAGGTGCAATAGATAATAATTTTAAAGCAGCTATCTTTTCTGGTACTGCAAATGTAGGAGAAATAGAAACTTCAGAAATTGAGTTGTTTCCAGGAACAAGATCAAATATAATAGGTGTAAGACCTATTGTAGATGCTGAAGCTACTGTAACTATAAAAACTAGAGATAAACTAGCAGATAGTAGTACAGAATCATCTGTTTCAAGTATGAATACAACAGGTATTAATCCAGTAAGACAATCTGGAAGATATGTAAAATTTAATGTAAAAATACCAAGTGGAGGAGCTTGGAAAGATGCACAAGGAATAGATATTGTTGCATCAAGATCAGGCTTGAGATGACAGATAAAAGTGATATAGATAATGTGAGATACAGTTTTGAAACTCAAGAGTTCTTTCAAAGACAAATTGAAGAAGCTATCAACGCATTGATTAACGAAAAGAATCAAGAAAACAATAAAGCATTTGCTTGGTTCATAGGAGAATAAAGTGGCAGGTATAAAAGATTATTCAACAACACAAGCTAGTAACACATCATTAAATGGTATTTCTGTTGCAGAAGGAATGCTACCTTCTAATCTAAACAATGCAATCAGAGCATTGATGAAGAATACTAGAGAGTGGTTCAATGATGCACAATGGATAGAATATGGTGATGGTGATGGTGCTTATACAGCAGCTTACGCATCAGCAACTTCTTTTACAATTAATGGTGTAGATGTAAGTGCAATCTATCATGCAGGTAGAAGAATTAAAATTATAGATTCAGCTAATACTTTAGTTGGAACAATAGCTTCATCTTCATTTTCTTCTAATACAACAATCAATGTTACTTTTGATTCTGGAACTCTTACATCAGGTTCTATCTCAAATGTTTATATTGGTATATTATCTAAAACAAGTAATTCAATTCCAACTGGAATTGTTACAACTATAACATTAGCAGATGGTTCTGTTACTACAGTTAAAATTGCAGATGATGCAGTTACTAATGCAAAGATTGCTGACAATGCAGTTCAAGCATCACAAGTAAATGCTAATGCAGTTACAGAAGCAAAGATAAATGCTAATGCAGTTACTACAACTAAAATAGCAGACAATGCAATTACTACTGCAAAAATTACAGATGCAAATGTTACAACAGCTAAAATAGCTGACAATGGAATTACAACTGCTAAAATAAATGCAGACGCAGTTAATGGAAGTAAGATTGCAGATGATAGTATAGATTCAGAACATTATGTAGATGGTAGTATTGATACTGCACATATTGCAGACTCACAAATTACAACAGCAAAGATAGCTGATACTAATGTAACTACTGCAAAGATAGCAGATGATGCTGTAACGATTGGTAAGATTGCAGATGCAGCTATAGTTACAAGTTCAGAACAAGCATCTCATACACCAGACAATAATACTTTCTATACAACATCAGCATCTGACACTAGATTTTTAAATAAAGATACATCTGAATTAATTAACTCTGGTCAATCATGGTCTAATAGTGATGACTTCATAGCAACAACTGCTGCTATCAATGCAAGAGTTATAGATTTAGTAGATGATGTAGGTGGTTTTTTTCCTATAGCAAATGAAACAAGTTTTCCAAATACAAATCCAGATGTAAATGATGGTGCAGGAACAATCGTTTCAATACAAGCAATATCAAGTACAAGAACACCCTCTGGAGGAACTGTTAGTATATCAAGTGGAACTGTAGGTGGTTCTACAGTAACAATAACTGGATGTGGTTCTACAGTTTTAACAGCAGGATTTGGTGTACTTGTAGAAACAACTACAACATTAAATACTTACACTTTTCATAGATTAACTCCTAAAGCTACAGAAGTTTCAACAGTAGCTGCAATCAGTTCTAATATTACAACAGTTGCAAATAATGATTCTAACATTACTGCTGTAGCTGGAAACTCTACAAACATAAATACAGTTGCATCTAATAATACTAATGTAACAAATGTTGGTGGATCAATAGCAAATGTAAATACAGTTGCTGGTAACTCAACTAACATTAATACAGTAGCATCTAACAATACTAATGTTACTAATGTAGGTGGTTCTATTTCTAATGTTAATACTGTAGCTGGTTCAATATCAAATGTTAATACAACAGCAGCAAATATTACTGGTGTTAATAGTTTTGGTGAAAGATATAGAGTTGCAAGTTCAGCACCAAGTAGTTCTTTGGATGTGGGTGATTTATATTTTGACACTACTGCTAATGAATTAAAAGTTTATAAATCATCTGGTTGGGCAGCAGCAGGTTCTACAGTTAATGGAACATCTGCAAGATTTAAATACACAGCTTCTGCAAATCAAACTACATTTACAGGATCAGATGATAATGGCAATACACTTGCTTATGATGCAGGATTTATAGATGTATATTTAAATGGTGTTAAATTAGTTAATGGTACAGATGTAACTGTAACTTCAGGAACATCAGTAGTATTAGCAACTGGTGCAACACAAGCAGATATTATTGATATAGTTGGTTTTGGAACATTCAATGTTGCAAGTATAGCTGCATCAAATATTACATCAGGAACTTTAAATGATGCAAGATTACCTACGACAATGGCAGGTAAAACTCTTACTACTGCTACAGTAGAAGCTAATAGTTTAACTGCAAGAGGAGATGGTTCTTCAGCAGATGGTAAGATTACTTTAAATTGTTCACAAAATTCTCATGGAGTTAAAATACAATCTCCAGCTCACTCTGCTGGACAATCATACACTTTAATTTTACCAACATCAGTTGGATCAGCAAATCAAGTTTTAGCTAGTAATGGTTCAAGCACAAACCAATTATCTTGGATTGATGCAGCAGAAACTAAACCAACAGTAGCCAATGTATCTCAAACTATTGCTCCAGCTACTGCTACAACAATAAGTATTACAGGAACAAACTTTGTTTCAATACCCTCTGTTGAATTTGTTAATGGTTCAACAGGTGCTATTACAAATTCTAATACAGTTTCATTTACAAACGCAACGACACTTTCAGTTAATGTAACTTTAGCAAGTGGCAATTATTATGTTAGAGTTGAAAATCCAGATGGTAATGCTGGAAGATCAACAAACAATATTATTACAGCTTCAACTGCACCTAGTTTTTCTACAGCAGCAGGATCATTAGGTACGATTGCTGGTAATTTTTCAGGAACTGTAGCAACAGTTGCAGGTTCTTCTGATAGTTCAATAACTTTTTCTGAAGTAACATCTGTATTAACAAATGCCTCACAAGCAAATTGTACTTTAAATTCATCTACAGGTGTGATAACAACAAGTGATTTTGGTGGTAGTTCAACTACACCAACAACTTATAATTTTACTTTAAGAATTACAGATGCCGAAGCACAAACAGTTGATAGAGCATTTAGCTTAACTTCTAGCTTCGGTGCAACAGGTGGAGGACAATTTAA